TTACTGCTGAGAGATTGATGAAATCTCAAGGTAGAGTTGGAACAGCTGACAATGATATCAACGCAATCGGATCAATGGGAATGATCCCTCAAGGTTATGTAATTAACCATTACTTAACTGACTCTGATGCGTTCTTTATCAAAACTGACGTACCTAACGGTATGAAAATGTTTGTTAGAAGTCCAATCAAGACTGCAATGGAAGGTGATTTCGACACTGGCAACGTAAGATACAAAGCTAGAGAGAGATATTCATTTGGATTCTCAGACCCTAGAGGTATCTTCGGATCACCAGGAGCGTAATCTAAATAATTTAATGGGGCGCCCTAAAAGCGCCCCATTTTAAAGACAAAAGGTAAAAACCATGAAAACTTTCAGAATACAAATCAGAGCATACGGATACTACGCTAATTTCACTCTTGTGTCAGAAGATGATGATAAAGCGTTTGAGAATGCACTAGTTGACAAACTAGGGAAAAATGATATAGTCTGGGAAAAAGATGGATTTACTAATGAATCCAAAATGTGGTTAACCTATGAGGAGGTTATAAATGACACACGTTCAGGAGCTTTACACGAAGAAGAGGGGCTTAGAACTTGAGTGGTCGCAGCACTATAATCAGGAGAAAAGATACACTCTTGATATGGTGAGAATAGATGACAGAATTAGACAAGTCATCAGTCACATTAAGCTAGCAGAAGCAAAAGAAGCTCAGAAGCTTAATAAGATAGAGGAAGCTGCACCAGACGTTTCAGTAGCTACGTAAACAAAAGCTACATTATTGAAATACAAATATTCAATACGCAATCTCTTGCACTTCATATAAATCTAATATATAACAAAATCACTATACAAATTAATAAGAGCATAGACGCGTATAGTCGACGGCCTAGAGACTATGTTCGATAACTAGGAGGATATAATTATGGCAAATACTACTTTTTCGGGACCGGTAAAAGCGGGAACGATTAGAAACACTACAGGTTCAACTGTAGGAACTGACGTTGCAAACACAGGTTTTGTGTTAATGGCTCAATCAGCAAAAATTACATTTGGTGATGATGGTTCAACAACAACTATTGCAACGTTACCAGCAAACAGTCAAATCTTTCAAATCACTTTAGATGTTACAACTGCTTTTGATGCAGGTACAACTAACACTATTGATTTTGGTGATGGCACAACTGCAGATAAATTTGCAGATGCATTAGCAGCTGGATCTCTAGCTAGAGTTCTTGCTACTTCAGATGTTTCTCAAATTGGAAACTTAGTTGATATAGGTACTTCAGACGTTCAAGTCGTAGCTACTTACAATCAATCTGGAACTGCAGCAACAGCTGGTGAAGCTACAGCTACTGTATTGTATTTACAAAACAGAAATTTAAGCTAATAATTAATTTAGTGTGGGGCTTCGGCCCCACATAAATTTTAAGGAGAAAAAACTATGTACATGGGTGATGTAAAATCGAAAACTTTTATTGACACTAATGCTTCGTCAAATACTTACGTTGCTGTTGCTGCTAGACCAACAACTACATTTACGTTAGCTAATTCATCTTTTGGAACAAACACTGCAAGAAAAATTACAGCTACAACTGCAGGTTCTTCAGATGGAAGTAAAACGGTTACGATTGTTGGAACAGATGAAAAAGGAGAAGCTGCTACTGAAGTAATTAATTTACCAGGTTCAGCAACTACTACGTCTGGAACTACAACAGCTTTCTTAACAATAACTTCGGCTACTGTTAGCGCACAACCTGCTGCAAACGTATCTTTAGGTATGACAGCTGATGTTTTTGGATCTATCTTTGCAGGTAGAACAAGAGTAAGACAAGCAAACGTAGCTTCAGGTGGAGCGATTGGAAGCGTAGAAGTTAGAGATAGCAGCATAACTGGAACATCATTGTTAACTTTAAGAACACAAGCAACTGAAGGTGACATCAGCACAGTAAACATTCCTCAAGATGGAATTTTATATAAAGATGGTGCTTTCATAAGTTTTTCTGAAGCTAACTGTAATTCAGTAACTGTTTATTTTGACGGATAAGGACATCAATGGCCACGATCACTTATACAGTCACTGTAGCAAGTGGCACTAACCAATATGGCACTGGTAATAAATTTTATATTAACGGTGAAGTAAGTCCTGTCCTTTATTTACAGGAAGGTAATACATATATATTTGATCAGTCTGATTCTACAAACGCTACACATATTTTAGCATTTTCTAGAAATCCAAATAACGATCCAACATCAACTTACACAACTGGAGTTACAACTACTGGAACACCAGGAACAGATGGTAAAACAACAATAGTTGTTGCACCTGTTAAAAAAACAGGCGCACCAGTTTTATTTTACTACTGTACTGTACACAGTGGTATGGGTAATACAGCTCAAACTATTGCACCTACATCAGGCACTACAGAATTTGATCCTACAATGGATGATATTATTGAAGAGGCTTACGAAAGAACAGGTGTGATGGGAACTAGAACTGGATATCAATTAAGATCTGCAAGAAGATCTTTAAATATTATGTTTCAAGAATGGGGTAATAGAGGAGTACATCTTTGGAAAGTAAAATTAGCAAAAGTTCCATTAGTATTAGGACAAGCAGAATATAATTTTGCATCTGATTCTACAAATTTTCCAAATGACATAAGCGATGTATTAGAGGCATATTACAGAAATAATTCTGATCCAACTGCACCACAAGATATTGCACTTACAAAAATAGATAGATCAGCATATTCAGCAACACCAAATAAATTAGCACAAGGTACACCTTCTCAATATTATGTAGAGAGAAAAAAGAATCCTAGTATATTTTTATATACAACACCAAGTTCATCTGTTTCAGATTCATCAACACCATCTAACTTTCAATTTTGTTTTTATTATTTAGCAAAGATTCAAGATGTTGGTGGTTATTCTTATACAGCAGATGTTGTAAATAGATTTTATCCTTGCATGATGTCTGGTCTTGCATATTACTTAAGTCAAAAATATTCACCAGATAGAAGTCAAGAATTGGAAAGAAGATATGAAAGTGAATTATTAAGAGCACTTGATGCAGATAATCAAAACACTTCTACTTTCATTTCACCACAAACATTCTATGGAGATGGAGTATAATGGGTAAGTATGCATCAGGAAAAAGAGCTTTAGCAATTTCTGATAGATCAGGATTACAATATCCATATTCTGAAATGGTTAGAGAATGGAACGGTTCTCTAGTTCACACATCAGAATTTGAACCCAAGCAACCACAATTAGAACCAAAACCAGTTGGATCTGATCCACAAGCTTTATATAATCCAAGACCACAACCTGCATCAAAAGCAAGTTTAATTTTATTACAGGATAATCCTTTTGAGTCTATAATTTATTCTGGCACAACTTATGTAAATGTTTTTTCACCAGATCATCAAAGAAGTGCAGGTGACATTGTAAGATTTAGAGGACCACCTCTTGTAGATTCTGCAGGTTCAGGTGGAGATGAAGGAAGAAATTTACAATCATTTGCAACTATTCCTACATTTGATAATGTAAGTGATTTAAATAATACAAGTGGATTTACAATTGCTTTGGGTAAAATAGATTCATCTGGAAATGTTACAGGCGCAACAACAACTGATGCTTTAACAACTCCAATAAATTATTTTTATATAACAAGTACAAGCAGTGCAACAAGTGGAGGAGTATTTGGTGGTGGCTCTAACACATCTGCTGGCCCAGTAACATTAGAGGTAGTAAACGGATAATGGCATATACTTTAACAGATTTACAAACAGATATTAGAAACTACACAGAAGTTGGAAGTAATGTGCTTTCTGATTCTGTATTATCTAGACTTATTAAAAATGCAGAACTAAAAATCTATAGAGAAATAGATACAGATCAAAATGTATTTTATGCAACGTCAAATTTAATTGTAGGAAATAGATATGTAACTATTCCAAGTGATTTAAGAGCGATTAGATATGTTCAACTAAAAGATTCAGAGGGCAATCAGTATTATTTAGAACAAAGAGATACTAGTTTTATAGCTGAATACTATGCTACACCAGGAACTAGTTCAGTAGATATTCCCAAATACTATGCAAATTGGGATGAAGAATTTTGGGTAGTGGCTCCAACACCTGATAAAACTTATGATATTACACTGGCTTATGATAAGGAGCCTACTAGCATAACTACAGATACAAATGGCACTTATCTTTCAGATAAATATTCAGATTTACTTTTATATGGATGCTTGGTAAATACATATGGATACTTGAAAGGACCGGCAGATATGTTACAATACTACCAAGGACAATATCAAAAGTCTTTAGAATCGTATGCGATCGAACAAATTGGTCAAAGACGCAGAGACGAATACACTGATGGTGAAATTCGTGCTCAACTAATATCTAAACCACCATCAAGTAATAAATAAGGAGATAAAATATGGCAAACATTGTACCGTTCGCATTTAAAGGAGAATTAGCTTCTGGAACTCATAACTTTAGTTCTGGTGGTAATACTTTTAAATTAGCATTGTACACATCAAATCCATATACAACGTCAAGCACAGTATTTAGTTCAACTAACGAAGTTAGTTCTGCAGGTGGTAGTAACTACCCTTCAGGTGGTAACACACTAACAGGTCAATCAGTTACAGCATCAACTGCTACAACTGCGATTGATTTTGCAGATACAACTTTTTCTAGTGCAACTTTTACTGCAGCGTTTGGAGCGATTTACAATACATCGTCTTCAAATAAATTAGTTGTAGTTTTGGATTTTGGTGGTGACAAGACAGCAACAAATGGTGACTTCACTATTTCGTTCCCTGATCCTGCAACACCAAGTAATGCGATTATAAGTATAACTTCATAAGGAGATTAAATGGCGTTAGTAATAAATGATAGAGTAAAAGAAACGAGCACAACTACTGGTACAGGAGATTTCACTTTAGCTGGAGCAGCTACTGGTTTTGAAACTTTTAATGCTGGTATTGGTGCAAGTAACACAACTTACTATACAATATTTAATCAAGGTACAAATGAATTTGAAGTAGGACTAGGAACGTTAAGTGCTTCTACAACTTTACAAAGAGACACTGTTCTTTCAAGTTCTAATTCAGATAGTAAAGTTGATTTTTCTGCAGGTACAAAAGATGTATTTTGTACAATGCCTGCTAGTAAATCAGTTTACTTGGACGGAAATGGCGATCCAGTCGGAGCAGCAAGCGCAGGTTTTGCTTTAGCGATGGCGGTAGCTTTATAAGGAAAAAAATATGGCACAAAATTTTAGAAACAATTTACAAAGAAATGTTGGAACAGCAGAAGTTACTCTAATAACTGGTGGTGACTTTGATGCAGTTATTGGAATCAGATGCTGCAATGTTACTACTTCT